CGGTGTTAAAAAACGATTTACTCGATGTAGAAGTTTGGGTAAATGGAGCAATAGATGGCAAAGTTGCTAATTGTAAAAAGCGAATGATTGCTGAATGGTTACCAAAACTATATGCTGATGAATCTGTAACTCAAATTCCAGCCAATGAGGATGATATGATTGCTATGGTAGTAGCAAGAAATGATTATCTTGATAGAGCAGAAAATCAAAATGGACACCCAAGTGGTGAACCAGCAGATAGTTGGACAAAGACACAGCTACAAAAATATTTAAGTAAACATAGCGTATCTTATGCTGAAAGCGATGCTAAATCTGCATTGCTAACTAAAGCAAAAGCAAAATACGCTGAATAACTAACACAAGGAGTCAAACAATGGCTAAAGACAAAAAAGAAAAGCCAGTCTTGAATCTCGATGACAAAGAGTATGTAATCGAAGATATGACTGATGAGCAGAAACTAATGGTAAATCACATTAACGATTTACAGAACAAGCAGAATACAAATGCTTTTATGGCTGACCAATTACAAGTTGGCAAGGAGGCGTTCATTAATCTGCTTCGTACATCACTAACTACTGAGGTTGAAGAAGTTGAGGCTGAGTTAGAGTAATGATTGTAAGGCGATGCTCCCGTGGTCACGACATTGTTCTACACAAGAACACTAAACCAAATATGGTTAAGACCATTGAGCTTGAGGATGGCACTCTAAGCACACTTACCTATCCATCAAGTGCCAAAGATTATTTTCTTTGGGTAGATGGAGAAATAACAAAACGCTCTGATAGTTTTGAAACTTGTGAAGAGGAATTTGTTAAAGAGTGTGCTAAGAAACATTCAGATGGTCACGGGAGAATCGACCTAAATAAACATAAATTAATAAACAGTAAGGTAGTCACTAGATGAATAATCCACTTGCAAAATTAGTAGCATGGCAACAAGAAACAGGGCAACTAGACAGTTGGACATCTTATCATATTGCCGCAGGTGCATTTCTATGTAAGATATTTCAATGGTTGCACTGGAGTGATTTCTGGTGTGTGATGGGTGTATTCATCATTGGTGTCTTATGGGAAATATTTGAATGGATTGTAGAGAATTACAGCCCGTATAAAACAAAAAAGAGATGGGCATATAATACGCTTGCTGACCTTATTGTAGAAACAGCAATGGCTTGGTGGATGGTACTATGATAACAAACAAAACTAATTATGAAATTTCGACATCTTATAATATTCCTATTAATTATATTTATAATTACGGGATGTGATTCTGGCTGGTCTGTAATGGGCTGGGAAGTTAAATGAGTAAACCTCTTAACGATGAACTGCAAATAAATATTTCTGTTAAATGGGCAGTACAGATATTGCTTATGGTTTTTAGTTTAACAGGGGCTTGGTACACACTTAACGCAGATATAGATAGTAATGCTCAAGAGATAGAGCATATAAAAGAATCATTAATTGAATTTGAAAACACATTAGATGAGAGGATGCATCCGTTAGAAGCAGAAAGAGAACAGCGATTAACGGAAATGAATAAAACATTATTAGGTAAAATACTAACAAAAGGGGATTAATGGACACAACGGCAATGCTAGAAGCCTACGGGACTCTTGGGGCTACTGGCGTAATTTCACTTTTATTTGGGTTTATGATAACTAACCTTATCAAATCACAATCTGCACAAAACGAGAGTCTTGATAAGATTTCAGTTGATATTGCAAAAACAGAGGGTAGAACGTCCAACGTAGAAGGTATATTATTAAAACTTTTAGATAGAGTACAGCGTGAGTCAGAACAGCAAAATGACGAAAGAAACAGAAGGCACGAATCTGTAATGAAAGAAATAGACGACCTATCAGACAAGGTAAGTTATATGTCAGGTAGGATAAATGGCGGGGGGAATCGTTAATGAATAACGAAAAAGACCTTTACGCAATGATGGTTAAGTTCGATGAACGTCAAAAAACTATATTCAATATGCTTGGAAGGGTTGAAAAGCACTTAGAGAAATTGAATGGGAAGGTTGCCAATCACGATACAGAATTGGCAAGGATGCAAGTTTGGGGAACAGTCGCAGTTGTGAGTTTCCCTATAATCGTAAACATACTAATGAGGTTCATATAATGGATATAAAATCAATGCTTGTAAAGCTCGCTGAAGAACAAGCGGATAAAATGAAAGAAGAAGCAATGAAGCATCTGTCATCGGACGAGATGTCAGATAGCATTGCTACTGCAATTAATAAAAGAATTGACATACCATTCGTATCTGAAGAAAAAGAACAAGTTTTCTTTGAAAAGATAGTGGATGTGGTAACAGATATTCTTGAAGGCGTATTCAAAGGTAAATAATGAAAGAAATATATACAGCAATACTGGCAATTTCTATGGCTGAAGAGCCAGACAGTTCTAAGTTCCCTACTCCTGAACATATCTTAAACACTCATCCAACATACAATGTGGTTGCTATGGATGATGTTAAAAAGAAAAAGAAGAAAGGGAAAAAGATTTCTGGTAAGGGTAAAAAGAAGAAGAAGGGCTTTTTCTCAAAGGTATTTGGGAGTAAGTAATGTATAAGTTTGGCAAGCGAAGTCGTGATAGACTCAAGGGTGTAGACGCAAAATTGGTAAATGTTTGTAATGAGTTGATTAAGATAATGGATGTGACAATCATTGAGGGACTTCGCTCTGCTGAACGCCAAGAAGAACTCCTTGAAAAAGGGGCAACCAAAGTTAAATATTCAAGGCATATGGAAGGTAAAGCAGTTGACCTCGCACCTTACCCCATAGATTGGGAAGATAGGGAAAGATTCCACTATATGGGCGGTATGATTAGAGGCATTGCAAAAACACTCAATCTTAAAGTTCGTTGGGGCGGAGATTGGGACTCTGATGGGGAGATAAAAGACAATTCCTTTGATGACCTTGTGCATATAGAAATAAAAAGTTAAATGTTTAACATTTATATTGCATTAAAAACATTCAAAGAGTAAGTTAGGAACAGTATGGCATATTGCACAAACAGAGATTTAAAAGACGTATTTCCGTCAATCGATGAGTTCGATACAAAAACTCCTTTATATGGCTGGGTAGTCCATAGCAGTAACTTATACAGGGCAGACAACAGTGGATTAGTTACTTTATTATTTGCAAATGGGCAAGACCTCGGTGATGCTGAAGCAAATAGTGGTGAGGTAAACTCTAATGGAGAATGGTTCTATGAATCCACATTAGATGCTGTTTATTATTATAATAGTGCAACAAACCCCAATGATATGTTGATGGAGTCTGGTGAAGATTGGGCAACACTAAAAACACGCTATATATCAAATGCCGAAAAGTACCTTGATTCTAGGCTTGATGGCAGACTACCCAGAAAACAATTCAAAGACAAAGATGGTAATTACGATTACATTCTAGTAAGGACAACAGCATTACTTGCCTGTTCATTCCTTTTAAGAGCATCCCAACCAACATCAGAAGTGGCAGATGCCTTATTTGGTGAAGCAGAGACAAACATACTATCTCTCAACGAAGGGACTACTAAACTATCTTGGCAAGTTACTGGGGATGCTGGAAAAGGTGTCATCAGAGAAGTGGCTGTAAGTGGTAATTTAAGGATTGTAGATACCAGAGGTGACTACTATGACATCTATGATAGAGTAGGTGTAAAGGTTACAACAGCAGGGGCGTTAGGGACTGCTAAATATTCTGTCTGGCTGAAGGATGGAGACAACCTCGGTGCTGAGAGAATGAATAATAGTGAGAGTGCTGACTATATCGACACAATCAACGGGCAATATCAAACACTTGTAAGTGGAGTCCAATTAAGATTTGCGGGGGATACAGCCGATACAGCAACTCTCAATGATAAATGGGAAATAGAATTTCACGGCAAAAATGAATCAATAGACGATTCTGGTATGCCTTTCTCTATTAATATGACTCGTAGATAATGGCAATTACCTTTGTTAATATTTGGGAAACAAAGATTTTGGATACTATCCGAACTTTTCTTAACGATGAGTTTGCAGGGAGTATCCCAGTTTACACAGGAGATTTTAAGGATATGGGTAGCCAATCCATACGCCTTAATCCCGTAGGTTCTGATTTAGTTGAGTTTAATGCAACAGCAGAAACTAGGGAATACATTTTAGATGTATCATATACATTTAAAGAAAAAATGGTAAAAAAGGATACTTGGGAACATATACTTCGTCAAGTATCACACATAGAAGCCCTTTTCCACGATAATATGTCTGGAAGCAGTAATGC